ACAAAGCTGGGATGATTCTATTGTTGTAGGAGAGTTGTATAAAATTGGTACTGGATTGGCAATTTGTACGAACAGAACCAATGGACCATTTAAGTCTGAAGTTGACGGATCGACACTAACTGTTGAGGCAACATTCAAAACAGTTCGTACCGGAGTCGTTACCACAAATAGTCAATCACAAATAGAAAAAGACGGCGACACATGGCTTAACCAGTCGCTTGCTGGTAGTAGTCCTGAGCCTCGTAATGTCGCAACAACTGATGGCCATATTATGCGTTGTGCTATTGCAAGCGTATCAACAACAAGGCCGTGTAAAACAGTTGAGTTTGGCATCAGATCTACCTTAGGCACACGCATTAACGGGCTAACTAATTTTGACACTACCAAAGGTTACAATGAGTGCGATAACCGTGCGTGTTTGGATTACAAAGGAAATATTTTAAACGAAGGCACGGCTTTATACACTGACATACATTCTTCAAACCTTGTCTCAACGACTGTTGAACGGTATAGCTTTTTCTATATCAGTTATCGAGCCGCTGCAACTTCTGGAGCATTCACACGACTAAGTAATGCATACGGGATCCGGGGCGCAACGTCACAGCAAATATTCAATTACATTCAGCTTGAAATGCCCAGTGTAAAGCAATGGGAGTATCAGATCGAGCCGCTTACGGGATACGAAGTTCGCAATCATGTGACAGGCAGTTTATACATCTTAGACGCAAGTTACATATTTGGAACTACCCAACTGGTTTCGGAAACAGGTGGCATTAGCGTGCTATTCACAGGCGTACAAGTCACAAAGAGCGCAGATACGTTTGCAATCAGTATTGGCCGCAGACCATCCGCTGAAGGGCAATTAAACTACCCACAAACAGATGCAGATTTCAGCAACGGCGATACTTCGTTAATAGACACTTGGGGTAAATTGGCTGAAAGTTTTGTGTATGAAGAAATTTCATCTTCTGCCGAGAAAGGGCCAGAACATGAAATTGTTTACATTAATGAGATAGTACCAAACTCTACTCAAGCAAATTACGACAACCTCGCATTAGTAGGCGTCAACATAAATTCGTCAGTGGAATGGCAACAATTCAGCCAATTTAGTTGTTATGTGACTGGCGGTAAAACCTGCCGTCAACTGCGGAGCAGCTTGGCCGTAGGTGCAACGCATTTACTCCCAGACATTGTGTTGGACTTAATGACCAACAGCACCTACGGGAGAGGCGATTTAATTACTGACGACATGGTGAACTTCACTGAGTTCACAGCTGCAGCCACTTGGTGCTATGAACGCAAATATTTCTTTGATGGCGTAATAGCTGATAAAATCAACATCCGTCAATGGTGCGCTGATGTTGCTGCAACGCATCTATTGATATTTGGCGAGTCTGACGGCAAATTCTTCTTGCGTCCAGCTCTGCAGTTTGATGCTGTGGCAATCACGGGCCTTTTTACTGCAGGCAATATCGTCGAAAATAGCTTCAAGCTTCAATATTTTGATCCTGAGGAACGTGACCCGATCCAGGTTTCGGTTCGTTATCGCGAAGAGCGGGCAAGCACAAATCTGGACAACCCTGGCATGTTCCCAACCGTTCGCGAAGTGTTGGTGCGTGAATCATCCGCCAGCTCCAGTGTCGCGCTAGAAACCATCGATATGTCTGACTACTGCACGAATCGCGACCATGCGATCGATGCGGCCAAGTTCATTATCCGTATGCGGCGCATCCCAACTCATACTGTTTCGTTTACCACGACTCATGAAGGCGTTTTGATGGCAATGGCGCCGGGCGATTACATCAAAGTGGGCATGGACGCTACTGAGTACGATGAGTTCAATAATGGCGTTGTAACGCCTGAGGGTGCATTAGTCAGTACAAAATCATTAACTGATGGTTCTTATACCGTAATTGCTTGGAACGGTGACGCCGATACAGCACCAGCTGACACCACGCTGGTTGTTAGCAACAGCGGCACAACAGCAACGCCTGTAGGAGTTGTGTTTACGGTTAAGCTTCCCAGCACACAAGTTCGCACTTATCAGATTGAGCGCATAACTCCAACTGAAGAAGGCACGTTTACAATTGAAGCAGTACACATGCCAACTAACAGCTCAGACATTCTGGAGCTAGCAGATGGTTTCGATACCGCTGGTAACTGGAGCATTCAAGACTGATGGCGACAACATTTCCCAGCATTGCACCAACAAGACGCAGCTTTGTTGCGCCAACATGGCCGACCAAGACACAGATGTCACAATCTGGTGTAATCACTCGTAGGTTGTGGGGCAGCAGGCCCAGCCAGGCAAAACTCAACCTGACATTTGGGAACGTCAACGACACCAACACAGCGGCAATCCTTAGCGCATACAACGCAGCAAAAGGTTCAGTCGATAGCCTGACATTACCGGCGCAGATATTTGCTGGAGCAGATGCAACATTGCAAAGCTGGCTGAATGCCTCGGCTACAGGGGCCGGTTTGCTGTGGTCTTTTAGCGAAGGCACCTCGCCACAAGTTGAAAGCGTTGCTCCTGGTCGTTCCAATGTGGCTGTTGAATTGACAGCAGAGCTTAGAATGAGCTAAAAGGAGTACAAAATGGCAGTCACCAGCACAACAGGCAACTTTGCGATCACCGGGCTCGACTCGACGGTTGTGGTTCGTGACGCAAGCATTGATATTTCACGCGACACACTGGAGACCACAAACTTAGGTGAATCAAGCAGAGCGTATGTGACGGGGTTGCGTGGCGCGTCAGGTAGTGCAACTTTGCTTTATGAAAACAGTCTGCTTGATGATGTCTACGCCAAAATCAATACCGATTCGCAAAGTAGTATTACCGCAACACTGACGCTGACCACAGGCAAGACGATTTCAGGCAGTGTGTTGATTACCAGTGTTGGTTCAACCGTGACTGTAGGTGACGTTACAAGCACAAATGTTGCATTTACGTTTACTGGTGGCCTGACCATCTCCTCGACGTAATGGCAGTCCTCGGCACATTCGGCAAGATCGTCCTCAACCGCTCGGCGCCAACGCCTGTTGCTGTTGATGTCACTGCGCTGAACCAAGACAAGGATATTATCTCGCTGACGGCGCAGGGCTTTCGCAGTGGCGATCTGGTCGAGGTCGCCAGTATTGATAACTGGCCGAACGCGGATCTTGCGGATGCACCGCTGATTCCGACCTACGCCAACATTTACGACTACCAGGACTATCCCGAACTCGTCGGCTACAGCACGGCATATCCTGCTGCACTGTTGCGTCCGTATCGATGGCTGGCAACTGAAAGCAACGACGCGCTGACAACCGAGAGCGGCGACATCATCGCAGTGCAGTCAGACGCGGACACTACGCCGTACCGCAACCGCTTGTACGTTCACGTTGACCCGCTTAATCGGCTGTCGTTCTACCGCACTCGTTCGGCGGCGCTGGCTGGTGCGAACGACTCAACACGCGAGAACATCAGCCAAGCCGCTTTTACGCTAGACCCGACCGCTCCAATTGAATTGCGATTGGTCAATGAGTGGAAGCTAGAGACATGTTTGCAGGGGTGGGAATTGAGCTTAAACTCAAACGAAATCGATACCACTGGTCTTGGCGACAAGTTTTTTGATGGCGTCAAATCACTAATACAAGGCGGTGGTTCGTTTGATTTCTTAATTGAGCGCGAAGCAAACGACACTCGTAATACGGCAATTATTAGCCAAAGTCGCTACGCAAATGCGCGTTGTTTTGTTGACGTAGATCAAAACATAACTTACGCCGATGCTGATATCGTCGGCACTGCTGGCAGCATTGCGGATTATGGCCCGAATTACAACGACTCAAGCTTAAATCCAGGCGTAGCCGCCTATGACAATGCGAATATCACGCCACGCAGTGAAATCATTGTCTGGTCAGCTCAAGCCATTGCAACTGTTGGCACCAGCAATTTGCTGCGTTTACTTTTGAATACCAATGAGCAGTCTGAAGCTGAGGCCCAATTCTGGATGATTGACAGCGACGCATTAAATCGCGATAGCTACAGCACGGGCTTAGAATCCGGTGATCTGTACTACAAAGCGCAGATCATGCTGACGAGCAGTGCTGTCAGCGTTCGAGCGGCAGACGTTATCACTGGCTCAGCTAGCTTCGTGACCGTCAGGGAAGTAGAATTGAGAGAAGGCTAGACTGCACTCACAGCGCCGCAGCATTATGACGCTCAAGATTACGCATAAACACAGCACCGCCACTGGCACGCCACCTGCAGCGGGTGACATTGATGTGGGTGAGATAGCAATTAACGCGGCGGATGCTGAGCTGTATACAAAGGACACCGCAGGCAATATCCGCAAGTTTCAGAACACCACTACCGGCACCGCCGATGGTGTGCAGTTTACGCAGAGCGGCACTGGCGCTGTGCGGCGCACCGTTAAGTCAAAGCTGCAAGATGTGGTGAGTGTTAAAGATTTTGGTGCGACTGGAGATGGCCTAACAAATGATTTCTCTGCGTTTACAGCAGCCATTGCCGCTTCAAGTGTCATATATGTTCCGGCTGGCACGTATTTAATAAATGGAACCGTCACGGCAACTTCTGATAAAACGCTCATTTTGCAAGGCACACTTGACTGCACGGGCGTCAGCACTGCTGTATTACTAAGTGGCCCAATCGATGTTCAAGGTGGCGGATTTATTGTTGATTACGAGGCAAACCCCGCCGCGCAAAAGCTAAAAATCAGAAATTCAGACACAACAAGTTTTAATCAATACATTAACTCGTTGAATCCTTTATGGTTTAATGGGTCAGACATAGGCGAAAAAATAAACAAGGCTTTTCAATGCGGAGGCAACAAAACGACTGTTTCTGTGCCCTGCGGCACCTACGATCTCACTACAACCATAAATCTAAACGAGACCGTCAACGGACAACAGTTGACATTGCGTGGACAAAGCACAATGTCGCCTACTTTTGAGATGGGCGCAAACTCGGCCTTGGTTGGAATCTCAACAGCTGGTTCCGATGAGGGCTACGTGGAAAATGTTCGTGTTCTAGAGACAACAGGATCACGGACAGGAGTTGGAATTACGCTTGGCGGTACCAGTCTAACAGTAACCAACTGCTGGTTTAGCAATACAAAGTATGGCATGTTGTTAAATGGTGGGCAAGGCATTCATGCAAGTAATATTTACGTTGAAGCCTGTGATTATGGCTTGCTTTGCGGCGCTCGATTTGCTGACTACTCGATTTCCGGCATGACTGCAGGCACAACAGTTCTGAATAGTCGCTTTCACGAGTGCTATTTATATAATTGTGGAAGCGGTAATAACTTAAAAAAATCTGGACTGCGTGTATCAAATTACAGCGCACTTGCTGTAAGCGGTGTCACTGGCGCGATTGCAGAGGGCGATACCTTGACAACTGCCGGCGGCGCCACTGTTCCGGTCGTAAGCATTAACAGTGACAAAACCAGCATTTGCGTAGAGATTGACGAAATCAGCGGATCGTTTTCTTCGTCAGAAACGTTCACGACTAGCAGCGGCGGGGCGGGAACAATCGCTAGTGCGCAATCAAATCAAACTAAAGCGCTAGATTTTTCACAACTTGCTGTAGTCAGCAACGACAGAAACGGGGCGTATATTACAAACGGGCTTGGATTAACAATCCAAGGACAGTTTAGAAGTAATGGGACAAACGCTGCGACAACATCAGCAGGCATTTATTCACCAAGCGACTCTTTTTCTACAGTAACTATTTGCAATACTCTGTTTGCAGATCAGGAAGTTAGTGGATCGTCCGGCGGGAATGGTGCTGATATTAGAGGAGGCAGCTTTTCCTTCTTAGGTTGTAATTTTGCTAATCAGCAAGGAGCAAATCAAACTATAGGCATAAGACGCTCCTCTGGAACTGTGAGTGCTACAGGGTGCATTTTTAGCGGAATTACTACAGCAACTACCGGCACAATCACAAAGGTTAACTGTTTTGGAAGTAATGTCGCTAACTCTGACCCTGTTGGCCCCGTTGGCAATTCTCTTGTTTTTGATGTTGGTCCTATCAATGCATCTACTGTCACTGTGGTCACCAATCAACCATTAACTAATGGGCAGAATGAATCCTGGCGATGCTATGGTCACAACGCAAATGATACACTTGCCAGCTTCTATGTAATAAATGTAACAAACGAAGACGGAACAATAGATTCTTTGTCTTTGAATAATGGCACCGGCATCGCTTTTGCAGTTGTAGACAATGGAGATAACACCTACAATATCACCGCAACAAATCCTAACGCAAACAATAGATATGCCAAAGGTTACCTGTCCTCTTATGCGTCTTAAGCCCGGAACGGCTCAAAACTATTTTGTTCCTTTGCCCTTTTCCCATCATGCCTTTTTCTGAGTCCTCAACAGAAAAAATTGAAGTATTAGGCGACGGTGTGATTAACTGCCAATGCAATATTTTAATTTACAAAAATGACGCGGTTTTTGCCGCCAGCAATGTTAAGTCATGCTATTTTCCCGGACAAGATTTAAGCGATGCACCTCAAATGGTCCAAAAAGCTGCCTCTGCTTTCTGGACGCCTGAAATCATCGCCGACTATAAAACTAAAGTTGTTTCGGTTGCTTCGTAATGGCCAACATCAAGATCTCCGAGCTAACTGCTCTCACCCCGCCTGATGCCGCCGACCTCGTGCCGGTGACAGACAGCAGCGCCAGTCAAACCAAGCGCACCACTGTCGGCGAAATTGTCGGCATCGTGAACGGCGATGTTGATGTTGCCAATGACGGCACTGCGACGATCAGCGAGCTGCCGGTCTACAAACTGCAGGATGGCAGCGCTCGCCAGCTGCTGCAGACCGATGCCGCTGGCACTGGCGTTGAGTGGACCAGCAATGTTGATGTGCCTGGCACGCTGGATGTAACTGGTGCAGCAACGCTTGATAGCACGCTGGATGTAACTGGTGTCACCACACTTAACGCTGCACTTAATGTCTCCGGTCTTGCAAGCCTTGACGGCGGCATTGATGTTGATGGTGCGTTTACTGTTGCCGACACCAGCGGCAACATTGCTACCTCCGGCACGCTCGGAGTTGACGGTCAATCCACGCTGGCTAGTGCTGCAGTCAGTGACTTGATCAGCGGGCGTGTGGTACTGGCGGGCACTAGCGGTGAGCTAGAGGACAATGCTGGGCTGACCTTTAACGGCACGCAGCTTGATGTTGGTGGTGATGTCGTCATTGCTGGCGATCTAACTGTTGAAGGTGCATCGACGATTCTTGAAACCGAGACCGTCAAGGTTGAAGACAAAAATATCGAGCTTGGCGTCGTTGCATCACCAACCGATGGCACAGCAGACGGCGGCGGCATCACGCTAAAGGGCGCTACCGACAAAACCCTTAACTGGCTTGATGCAACGGATAGCTGGACCAGCAGCGAAAACTTCGATCTAGCTAGCGGCAAAAGCTACCGCATCAATAACACTGAAGTTCTGAACAGCACCACGCTGGGTAGTGGTGTTACTGGATCTAGCCTCACCAGCGTCGGCACGATCAGCAGCGGCACCTGGCAAGGCACTGCAATTGATGATGCTTACCTCGACACAATCAGCACTGCAGGTAAAGTCAGCAACAGTGCCACTACAGCCACCAGCGCTAACACCGCAAGTGCAATCGTTGCGCGGGATGGAACAGGAAACTTCTCGGCTGGCACGATTACAGCCGCACTAACCGGCAATGCCGATACAGCTACGGCACTTAGCAGCAACAGAACATTTGCCGTTACCGGCGACGTTACAGGTACTGTCAGCAGTGACCTAACCAGCGGCGCAAGTATCGCTACATCGATCGCATCAGGTGTGATTGTTGATGGTGATGTCAACGCCTCGGCTGCGATTGCTGGCACAAAGATCAGCCCAGACTTTGGTAGCCAAGCTGTTACTACCACCGGGTTGATTTCTGCCGATGGAAAAGTCAGCTTCCCGCTTAGTACGGCTGCCCTGCCATCGCTATATCCAGGGTCTGATACCAACACTGGCATCTATTCACCTGGAGCGGACACAATAGCCATCAGCACTGCTGGTAGCGAGCGCCTACGAATCGACAGCTCGGGCAACGTGGGGATTGGGACTACGAGCCCCGCTCAAAACATCCACGTAACTGGCAACCAGACGCGGATATTTATCGACAGCACTAACTCAAGCAGCAACACAGGGGTTAGTTTTGGTGACAACGGTACAACTGTTGGAGGTGTGCTTTACAGCAACAGCGACGACGCATTGCTGTTTCAAACCAATGGAACCACAGAGCGCGTTCGCATCGACAGCTCGGGCAGGCTCTTAATTGGTACGTCTAGTGCGCAAACGATTGGCAATAGCCAAGCACAGCTAGAAATTTCGACAGATTCTGCATCTGGCTACGCCCTGTCCTTGAGCCGCTCTGTCACTGATATTTACGGTCCGCAGATTAACCTTCGATCCACCAGAGGAACAGCCGCTTCTCCTGTAGTCGTTGATAACGGCGATCAACTCGGTTCAATCGCTTTCTATGGATACGACGGAACAGACTCTAACCATCAGTTTGCTTCGATTGTGGCTTCAGTTGATGGGACACCTGGAAATAATGATTGCCCAGGCCGCCTAGTGTTCTCCACTACTGCGGATGGGGCGAGTTCTCCGACGGAGCGGATGAGGATTACAAATGGGGGAAATATTCGCATAGGATCCGCATTGGCATATGCCTCCGAGTTTTTTACTGTAAATAATGGTGGTACACTCGCATCAGAAATTACAGCTTTTGGCGGATCTGGCGGCGTCAATCATAAATTCTATTTCCATAATGGAGCGGCTGGAAATGCTGCTGGTACAGTCTATTGGACAAATGCTAACTCCACTACTGGAAGATCTATTAACGCAGGTGGAACAATCAACGCATCAGGCGCGGATTATGCCGAGTACATGGTAAAGGCTGGTGATTTTACCATTAATAAAGGTGATATATGTGGAGTTACATCTGACGGTTTACTAACTCTTATTTACCAAGAATCTGCTGGTTTCCTTGTTAAATCCACAAATCCTTCATATGTCGGAAATGATGGTTGGGGTGCCGGATATGAAGATGATACTGATGGCTTGGAATTAGTTCGTAAAACTGTTGATCGCATTGCCTTTGCTGGTCAGGTGCCAGTCAACGTCATGGGCGCAGTTCCTGGTCAGTACATTGTTCCTACTGAGGCTGCTGATGGTGGCATTGAAGGTGTTGCCAAGAATGAAGCTGACCTAACTCTTGCTGAGTACATGCGTGCCGTTGGTAAGGTTATTGCCATTGAAGATGACGGGCGTGCTCGCATCATCGTCAAAGTCGCTTAGTCCCCTTCACTACTGCTGATGGGTCGTCTTCTCCGTTGGAGCGGATGAGGATTAAGTCAGACGGTGCTATGACAAAGATCGAAACCTTAGAACAACGCCTAACTGATGCTGGTATCGCCTAGCGGCAACCCGCCCCGTGTTACAGCGGGGTTCTCAGGCTACACTAACCCTATTGCTTTTCTTTCATGGCAAACACCTATACCTGGAAGGTTGCTCAATGCGACCGCACCTTGGCTGATGGCGTAATCTCTACGCTCCATTACACCGTTACAGCCGTAACAGATGATGGCGTCTATTCGGCTGGTGCGTATGGCTCAATCGGTCTTGAAGCACCTGATCCTGAGACGATGATCCCTTATGACAGCGTAACTGAAGCGAACTGCATCGCTTGGGTACAAGCTGCCCTTGGTGGTGATGAAAAGGTCACTGAAATCCAAACTGCACTGGATAATCAACTGACTGAAAAGCGCACTCCAACCACAGGAGCCGGTGTTCCCTGGGCCTAATAAAACGCCCTGACCCAATGATGCCCAGCAAGCCTGGAGCGGAAGACCAAGAGGCAATAAGCATCAATGGCTAAACCCAAGCCCCTGAACGGCGCACAATTCGTTGTGAGCAAACCAAAAAAAACACGCCAAGGCAACGGTTTAAACAGCAAGTCTTCGCATGGTCGTAAAAACGGGAGGAAGTATCGCGGTCAAGGGAAAGGTTGATGGATTCCCGCACTTACGAAAATTGGAAAAAGGTAAAAGAAGCTCTAGAAAGTGCCGGGAAAACTGACTCCATGTTCTATCGACGAGCTGTGACAATATTGAATGGCAAGCCTGACCCGCTAAAGTGACGGGGAAGGAGCGCGTCAGCCGTGATTGAAATCTACGCCGCAATTTTAGGCGCGTCTCTTGGTATTGCAGGGATGAGCGTTTCTGGATTCACCAGACGCACCAGCGAAAGCCGTGAAGCGGTTATTCGCCTCACAGCAGGCGTTGAATCCATAGCGATGAAGCTGGAAGATTTACATCAGGACATGAAAGCGGAAAAAATTCAGGCCACTGCTGACCGCCGCGAAATTTACGAACGCCTAAACGATCACGGCAACCGAATAATTGTGCTGGAGAGCTATAGCGCTAGAATCAATCCAGATTAAAGAGCAGCTCATGGGCATCGAAGAGATTCTGACTTCCCCGATCACATGGATCATCGTTGCGGCGGCATCTGAGGTTATTGCATTGTCACCAGCTCTAAAATCAAACTCTGTAATCCAGTTGATTTTTCAAGTGCTTCAC